GCAGAAGCTCACGTATTGAAGAAAGAATATAACGAAATGAAAAAGACATATCACATGGCTCTAGATATGATAGAGTCAGAGAAAGAAAAGAATAGCAAATTGAGAGCTGAAGTCATGGAACTTAAATATCAAAAGAAACCGAGTGAAGCTGCATGAACACAGATACAGAAAAACTAGCTAATCTTGATAAGCAGGTAGCTGTTATTTCTGAACGCCTAAACACAATTCAAAACAACCACTTACATCATATTGAAAAAGATATGGCTATGATTAAGAGAGTACTCTGGAGCGTTGGCTTCTTAGTATTCTCTAATTTACTCGGTATAATTATCTCTATAGTATACTAGGTATGAAAGTATACCTAATTCTGATTGCCTGTGTGCAGTCATTATACAGTCCTTTGGAGGAAACCTGTATAGCAGAACCCCTAACACAATCATTCAATACAGTTCCACAGTGTCTTGCATATGTGGATAATTTTAAATATACTTTGAAAGAAGAAAAAGATTTGTTTATTACAGGATTTTGTAGCACTAAAGAAAATGTATACTGATTTAAAAGAGAGGATTAAAGAGCATGAAGGATATTGTGAAACTGTTTACAAAGATACATTGGGATTTGAAACTGGTGGGTATGGACATAAGATCATACCTGGAGAAGATATACCGACAGACAGAGCAGGATGGGAGGCTTTATTTGAGAGTGATTTTCAACGTGCAGTTGATGGCGCTGAGAATCTTCTTAGTAACTATGAGATTGATGATAGAGCTAGGGAAGTTATCATTGAGATGGTGTTCCAAATGGGTGAAGCTGGTGTATCTAAATTTAAGAACGCTTTATCACACTTATACAACCAGAGGTATGTAGAATGTGCTGGGGAAATGTTGAACAGTAGATGGAGAAAACAGACACCAATGAGGGCAAAGAAACTAGCAGACATAATGGCAGGGATAAATGCTTAACTTACTCGGACCAGTCGCAGGAGCAGTCTTTAAAACTATTGATAAAGTTGTCGATAATAAAGGCGAGGCTGACAAACTTAAAGCAAAAGTTCAAGAAAAGATTATCGCAGGAGAACTAGCAGAGCTAGAAGGTGCTGCAAAGATAATACAAACAGAAGCACAGGGAGGATTCTTACAAAGAAACTGGCGACCAATTATGATGTTGGTGTTTGCTGGTTTAATGGTAGCTCATTGGTTTGGGTTTACTGCACCAAACATTCCAGAGTCTGTACAGAACTCCCTACTTAACATCATCCTAGTGGGGATAGGAGGTTACACAGTTGGAAGATCAGCAGAGAAAGTCGCAGACAGATTTAAAAATAGTAAAAAGGGGTAGAGGTAGACCTAGGAAGGATGAAAGTACCCCTTCTACGGCTCTTAAAACAGGAAAAAACGATAGAATTTTGGTCATCTCTGACCTCCATGTGCCTTATCACCACCCTGATAGCTATAGGTTTCTTGAAGCTCTGGCTAATAAGTATAATCCTACGAATATTATCCATATCGGAGACGAAATGGATTGGCACTCAATTAATGTTTCTCACGTAATCAATCCAGATCTACCATCACCTGCTGATGAACTAGAAATCGGTAGATATCACATGAAGAAGCTAGAAGCTATGTTCCCTGTCATGACTATACTAGAATCTAATCATGGTTCTATGGTGCTAAGACGTGCTATGGCAAAGGGTATGTCTAAGTTCTTTCTGAAAGACTACAATGAGATACTAGATGTAGGTCATGGTTGGCAGTGGAAAGAATCCCACTGGGAAGAAACTGCTATGGGTAGAGTTTACTTTGCACATCAAGTATCTAAGAACATTGTCAAGGCAGTACAGATGATGTCTGCTTCAGTAGTTCAAGGACACTATCATACTCAGTCAAACATAGAGTATGTCGGTAATGACTTCCATTTAAACTGGGGTATGTCTGTTGGTTGTTTAGTTGATAAGAAGTCTATGGCTATGGCTTACATGAAAGTAAACATGGCAAAGCCAATCTTATCTTGTGGTGTCATCACTAATGGTGTACCATCCATAGTTCCAATGTTATTGAGGAAGGATGGTTCATGGGATGGCAAAGTATACGTCTAAAGATAAAAAATATTTTAAGAAGATCATCCAAGAAGGATGTTGTATTCCAGGTTGTATGTCTAATTCACCAATGAATGTTCATCATCTACGTGGTAGCCAGGTTCAACATCAAAGATCTAATCAGCTTGTAGTACCATTGTGTTTTGAACACCATTCGGATCTGACATGGGGTAAGTATAAACCAGAACACAGGTTTTGGGAACATCATAGTTTTGATGCTGTGGAATATGCTAATGAACTGTACCAGAAGTACGTGTCTGAACGACACTAAGCTCTTTCATACGTTCTTTAATAGCATCTGAGGAAGCGTTCTTCTTGATCTTTTTGCCTGATAGCGAAGCTGCCATGATGGCATATGCTGCAAAAATAGTATCGGTATCATAACCGAACTGCTTGAGATAGACACTGTAATCGTTGAGTGTGTCTACCAATTCGTCTAGTTCTCC